TCTAACTGCATCAGCTGTGAAAACGAATTCATTTTTACTTAGTCGAGCTGGAACATCGTCCGCTCTTTCTTCACCACCTAAAGCAACGAAGCCGCCGTTATCTCTATAGTCTTTTTCTTGACCACCTAGATCCATAAGTCCACCTTCTTGTCTACGTGTTCTATACATCAACATTGCTTTATTTTGATGAAGTACATCGTCCTCATCATCACCACCATACTGATACCCAATTCTTCCACCGGCTGCCATCGTAGGAGTCATTTCTTCTAACATTTCTAATTCAATTTCTTCTTCTTCAGTAATAGTTCCATCATTAAATTTTTTAATTAACTCAGAAAGTCTATTGCCTCCACCAGCATATCCCATTCTTCCGCCTCGAGCTGCGAACTGTACATCTTCTTCTTGCACGGCTTCTTCCATAGGCTGTCCTTGCATAGCCTCTTGGTATACTACCAGTAATTGTTGGTCATCTAATTCTTCTAATGGTAACTGGAAAATTTCCATAGCTAGAGCTTCTAATTGTTCTTGTGAAGGTTGTTCTTGACCTTCTACAACTGTTTCTTGAAACTCTTCGTTTCCTTGTGGTCCTTCTATTAAATCTGTTTGTTGTTCTACTAGTTCTCCACCTTGATAGCCTGCTCTTCCACCATCAGCACCCATGAATTTACTCATAAGTCTATCTGCTTCGTCATTAAGTATTTCCATTTCCTCTTCAGTTAAAAGATGTAATTCTTTTCCAAAAAGCTGTAGGGATAATTCATTTCTAGAATCAGAGAGATCAGGGTCTGAAGCCATAAGATCATCTCGTGGCTCTTCTAGAAAATCTGTTTGTTGTTCAACACGATCTCCGAATAAATAACCTGCTCTTCCACCGGCTTCCATCATTTGATTTGGCATCTGACCTTGTTGTGCTTGTTGCATTACTAAAATTTTGAATTGTTCGTAAGGCATTGTACCGCCTTGGTTTCTGTACTTAAGATATTCCGCTCTTAGCATTTGTTCCATCTGTGCTTCACCTGGATTGCCGCCATTAGCTAAGCTTACAAGTCCACCATCAGCTGCATTATAAAATCCTGATTGAGTATAAGCAGAAGACGGTAGAAAATCTAAACTTGGATCTCGAGCTCGTGCCATGTTTTTTATGTTTAAAATACTAGATGGAGTTACTGACCAATCCGGTCCTTCTTCTTCCTCATCTTGATAAGGACCCCAGCCTAATTTCTTTTGAATAAAGGGAGCTGCAATTAATCCTGCTGCTCCTAATCCTGCTGCCTTCCACCCACTGAATTTCCTATCATCTTCCGGACCACTATATAATAAAGGATTCTTAGGGTTGAATGGGTTTAACCATTTCTTTGCCCAGCCACCTATGCCTTGACCAGTAGGAGAGCTTTTTAGTGCACCAAATTTGCTCGCTGCACCTCTAAGCCAACCAGATCCTCCTAGTTTTGCAAAAGGACCTGCTCCCATGCCCCACATACCTAAGCCACCAAGTATAGCAGCTTTACCTAATGGGCTTTTAGCTACTTTTTTAATCTTTCTGAAAGCTTTCTTAAGGAAACCTCCTAATCCGTAAGGTTGTCTTAGACTTCCTATACCTTGTAGTTGTTGCGGGTTTTGCATTCTAGATATTGTCATAATTTTGCCTTAAATCCTATGCTTACTTTGTTTTACTAAATAAATCAAGAGGTGGCATGATTACTCGGACATCTCTTCTGATGTCTTTTTCAGGGATTCCTTTAGCTTTCCACTCTTCTTCTGTTTTATACACCTCTTTTGTTTTAAGATTTGATATAGTTGTTATTACTTTAGTTGGTTTTAGTTCTCGCATTAGTCTACCTTCTCCTTCTTAATGTTTAAATAACTAATTGTTATGTCTACCCCATCAGTCACTGTTCCTGCTGTTGTATAAGAAAGAACTGTGTCGCCTTGTACTACCATAGGGTTAGTAAGAATTTCTACACTGGTTGCTGCGACTAACGTTTGAGTATTAATAACCTGAAAAGCATTGTTAGTAATTGTTATAGTAGGTGTATTAGATCCTGACTTATTAGTTACATGTAAAGACTTTATTATAACTGTTTCATTAGCTCCTGGATTTAATAAAGTAATAGGCCCTTCAGCACTCGTACTCGTTGCTCCATAAAATTTGTATTCATTTATTACAGCCACTATTCTAAAAAGAAACTCTTCGCTTCTATCTCCTGTTTGACTTCGTCTTGAAACGAAGTATTTAATTTTGTTATGACACCGTCAAGGTCCCGGACGAGTGATTGAAAAGTTGATTCTTCGTATTCAGGAGAAGCTCTAGTTAATGATTGTACAATCTTTGCCATTATAATGCCGTTGCTATTCCTCCATAAAAGAAACGTACTCTTCCACCGTCAGCTTGATCTAAATGCTTTGGTCGTATCTTATCCCATTCTAATTGGAGGCTAGTAAGGTCATCAAGATTTAAGGTTTTTATATCTATATCTTGTTTTTGTAGCCACGTAGTAAAGTCAGTATCACCTGCATACCCACCAGGATTAACTACTCGTCCTCTGTTATAACCAATTCTTCCACCTTGAGCAAAACTTCCTTCATACTTTGAAGCAGTTGCCGCATCTTTATATTTATGAAATCCTCCCCCAATATCTTTTACATCTTTAGAAGCAATTGCTTCTCCTGTATGACTTCTTGGGGGGCCTGTTTTTGCAGCTTGTTGTTCTGCAGCAACGGCTTGTACTTTTGCTAAATTATCCGCTTGTATTTCATCAGCTATTCTTTGGTCTTTTTTCGCTTTTCTAAATGCTTTATATTTCTTGATGCCTGTAATTCCTGACCATTTATCTTTTTCCTCCTCCCATCCTTTTTTAATTTTACCCATGGCTGATTCTGTGCCAAGAGTAAAAAGACCTTCAGTATCACCTATATCGTGTTTAAAGAGTGGTTTTTTCTTCCCACCTAACCGTTCTAACGCACTTGCGATTAATGGTTTAACATTTATGCCTAAGTGATTTATATTTTTACCTTCAAAAGTTTGATATTGACCTAATTGAGGATTATAAAATCCTCGAACTTGTCCAGGTTTAAAAGATCCTGTCATGGGAGCATGTTGTAACGGAGGACCTGATACCATATCCGTACTAAAAACATTTTTATCAAACATTTTCATATTACTTTCATCTAGATTACCCCATCTTCCAAAGCCACCACCTCTATCTCCTCTTTCTTGTTGTCCATAAAGAGGAGGCAAAACATAAGGTCGAGCTGCTGCTGTTGAAGTGATTCCTGAACCCATGATCTCTGGGCCAGTAATATTTCGTTGAAAGTTTTGTTGGTAATATCGTTGTGGAAGATACTCATCTCCTGCTTGATAATCTATAAGATCTTGACCTGTGTATGCCATTATCCTCTTCTCCCGTCGGGTTGTATATCTAATCTAAAAGTTCCTAGTTTCCAATTCTCTGCAGATGAAGTGTTTGCTATCTTAAGCGCGATTGATCTGGCTCTGACGCGAGTATCCACTTTATCACTAGACGATGTGATTGTAAAGCTCGTTGTAACAGCACTATCGTTTGGAAAATTTCTGGTGATTAGGCTTACCTGTGTATCACCAGTTTGAGTAATAAAATCAGGTACAAATCTTCGTATCTTCATAATGTATTCACCGTCTCCTCTAAGGTCTGGCATGCCTATTACTTGTCCCTGAGAGCTTCTTCTTTGGGTAATATCAAAATCACCTGAAGTAATACTTCCAAGTACAGCAGTGATGACTCCACCAGAGTCTACCTGGTCGGTCCCTGTTTCCTGTTCATAGTATATAGTGGTACCGTCTGTGTTGCCGGTAACATCAAACGATGCATTATCGCTATCATCATAGTTACACGCATGAGGTTTATCAAACACTGCCGAATCGGCCCATGCAGTCCTGTCTAAGGTACCCGTCGTCCAGATAGGTCGTTTATGCATTTTGGATTCTACATAGCTGTAGGTTACTACTCGATCCACCACCTCTGAACCTGTACTACAATAGAACCATTGAATTTCTCCGAACAAGTTATTTAATCCACAGTTAACTAGGTCTTTAGGAGTTGAATTAAGTCCATCATAAACAAAGTCTTCTACTAAACAAGGCATTGATTTTAACTGACCATCGTAAGCAAAGAAACCATTCTCTGACATCCAGTAAGAGGTACCATCAACTTCTACAGACGCATTCTTTCCTAAAAGACCACAGTTAGTTCCTGCCTGTTCAAACGAGAAGGTAAATGGTTGGCCTACGAATCTCATTAAAAACAAAGCCGTATCAGTCCATACATAAATGGCATCCCGACCTCTTTTAGCTCCCATAATTACTGAGCCTGCTGCAAGTCTTTGTGTGCCGGCTGTATTAGTGGCTGTAACAGTATAAGAATCAGCAGCATCAATACTTTCCTGGTTAGACCATCGGATGTACATATCATCTTGTGTTCCTCCGGATCCAATAGTTGTTTCGGTTCCAAAAAATACTAAGTGCCTGTCGGGTGTTGAAACTAATACATGACGCGATGCAGTTGGAGTATTGGCTATCCGCGTGGCTCTTGTAGAAGTAGACCCGGTCGCATCCCATTCGAAACATGAGCCATTATAAATTAATGCTATTAATTTTGTTCCGTAGTTATCCAGAACCCATAGGCCTGGATCAATTGTATAATCTGCAGAAGAAGCTTCGCCCCATGCAACGTAGTCTGTGATATTAGTGACAGTTACTCCAGAGGTATGAGCAGCTCTTGTTGTTCCATTAACTGCACGCGCTCCTCCACTTAAAGTATTTGTTCCTGTATCATTAGCGGTGTAACTTATATCTTCTGTTCCAATTCTAATTTCTCCTGATGTAGGAAAAGCCGCAGAGCTGGTTAGAACGACATCGGTAGTAGCATCATCAGGAAGTGTTGTTGCCAGAGTAGTAGTTGCAGGACCTGGAGAAGTTCCAGACCATGAACCGGTTCCCCAACCATAACCCCCTAATTGTTTAGCAGGTCCTACTGAATAATAACATAAGACTGAAGCTGAACCACTGGCAGCCAGAGGTGTTCCTGATTCAACTACGTCCATTGTAATTTCAAAAGTAAGAGAGGTAGGCACCGACGTTACCATAAATTTTGTGTCTTCAAAAGTAGCGTTGGTAAAAGTGGATCCTGAGAGACCGGTCACTGCATCAAACAGAACGATATCGCCATCATTTAAGCCATTAGTTCCTGAGGATGTTACGGTGACAGTTGTTGAAGAACCGGTACTTGTAAAAGTACAGCCTGTAAGCGTTACTCTAATAGGGTGTATGTCATAGAATATACCCCCTGAATAAACATATAAAATTCTGTTAGTGCCTATGGCCGCATATTTAATACCAGCATTATCATCCCAATGATGAAGTGCCCTTCCTGCACCAGTTAATTTATCAGCCCCTAACTGTTGCCAACCCCCTATTTTTTCAGGAGTACCATATCTGAATCGAACATTATCACCATCAGACCATTGGCCTTCAGCTCCGGTTTCTGTGACTTGTTTGTTGAATCCTGGTAAGAACCCTAATTTTTGTAGCATATTAAAACCTATTTATTATCATTTATACCAGATCTAAGGGGAATTCAAATGTTAAAAGCAGGAGACGTCTGTGGTGGAGTTGCCTCCTGCCAGACTATTTTATAAACTATTTTTTAGGGACTGTAAAGCCTTTATACCATGCCGGAAGTCCTAAGAAAGGACGCCCATCAAATTTATTTGTTTTAGCGGTTTTCTTTTTAGAATTGTTATAATGCAAGAAAACTTGTCCGCAATCTTTACCAGGAAAAGCTTCTCGCCAATGTTCGAGATCACATCCAGAATAAAGTAACATATCACCTGGTTCTAAATCTACTTTGATACCCGCTTGACCTTTTTTACCAGTAGGATCTAGATAAAGTGGCCACGGATCTCCCCCTAAATGTAAGGTAGTGGAGACTTCACAGGAGTATCTATCTTTGTGCCGATGAAGAACATCTCCAGTCTTATAAATCCTGGCATAAGAATAAGTTTCATTTAATTTATATCCCGTTTCTTTTTCCATCTTTTCTCTTAAAGCTTCTAACAATGTTTCCATTACTGTATCGGAATAATGAGAGTAGGTATTGGGAACTTGGTTATCATTCCATATTCCCCAATATTCTGTAAAGGGTGAGATATATTTTTGATCAAATAAAAATCGAGCTACTTGTCTTTTCTTTAAAAAATAAGAATAGACAAATGAAGCTAGTTCTTTTGATATCGCTCCTCTTAATACTTTATATTTATCCTTTTTGAATGGCATTAATCTTTTCCTTCTATACTAGTTCCTTTGAAAGGGTCAAATCTAGTATCTCTATTGTGCTCGCTATACTTTTTCTTCTTCTCTAATTTATGATTTATCAACGTTTCAACAAAATCTGAATTATGTTTTTTAGGATGTTGTCCTAGCGTTGCATGAATATATGCAGCTCGAACGGGATCGATGTCCTTTAGTTTAATGATATTAATTACTTTATTTTTTTTGGACATTTAATACTCCTTTAGGTATTGCTTGACAGTTCCAATGTATAAACCTAAAGGGTTCATAACCCATATCCACTGCATACATATGAGGCATGTATGAGGGAAAGAATATCATTCTTCCAGGTTTTACTTCATAATTAATTTGATGACTAGCATAACTTATTTTAGTCGTATCTTTTTGAGGTAAAAGATTCATCATGTTCCCTGATCTTGGGTCTTCAAATATTGGTCTTGATGTTCTTTCACTAGCTTTTAAAAAATAGAATCCGGACATATGGCCGTTCCAATGGGTGTGTAAACTATGCTGACCTGCACCTTTTTTAGCAAATTCTTGTACCCACATTTCCGTAGTAAACAATTGATAATTAGTTAGATCAAAACCCATCTCTACTAAAAGATTATGCGCTGTGGCACCTATGTAATTAGTTAATTGATTAAAGTTAGGGTCTGCAACTAAAGGAGTTGAATGAAACACATGACCCATGTCTCCTCTATCTCCAAACTTTTTATTTCTTTTAGCTATATCTTTTTTTAAATTCTTCTTGGCTATTTCAATATAAGAGTCAGATGCTTTATTTAAATCCTCAACAAATTGAGGAGCATCTGCAAACCATATAGGGCATTGAAAATAATCTTCTCTATTTAATTGTGTAGGGAATGTCTCAGTTTTTTTCTTTTTCATTTAAATGGCCATCCTAAACTCCACATGACTAAACTATGTCTGGTTCCTTTTTTAACTGGACACACTCTATGCCATACGAATCCAGGAAATACAACCAAGGATCCTTTAGGTAATATCTCTTTACACTTTCTAATGTTTGGTTTTTTATCAGGATCTAAGTTTCTAAAATCAAATTCTAATTCTCCTCCTGTATAATCTTTTTCATCCGATAAAGTTAATGTTACAGATAGTTTTCTAATTTTTCCATTAGAAGGATCACCAGCTTGTCTTTGATAAGGTTTATCCCAGCCATCACAATGCCAGTCATAATACTGTCCTTTTTTATATTGTGTAAATTGACAGTTTTCTGAAAAATCCCACTGGTAATTCCATCCTGCAGCAGCATTGGCTTTATGAACATAAGGTTGAATTTCTTTATAAATCCAACGATCATTCATCCATACAATATTGGAATCTCTTTTCTTTTTTAAATCTTTAATTTGTTTTGAATTTAATTTTTTATCTCCAAAACCACCTGTTATTGCCATTTGATCTTGAAGTTGTTTGCCGTAACGAACAATTTCATCACAAATTCTAGAGGGAACTGCTGATTGAAAGTACCAATAATAGTTCGTTAAGTTCATATGTCTTTATACATATGTATTATATTATTTTAAAATATTAATCAACCGTTAATGTACCACTAGCAACAAAATGAGCCACTCCACCTGATGGCGTTGGTACTAAACTATTAGATCCACAAATTGATACATAAGGATATGCTGCACTAGGGATTTTAATTAAAACAACACCAGATCCACCATTTCCTAAATCGCCTGGATAGTACATTCCTCCACCACCACCTGAGTTTACTACTCCAGTTTTAGAAGGGGCTGGTGTACCTCCACATGGAGTATTTCCTCCATTACTACCCATTCCACCACCACCTATTCCACCAGCAAATACTGAGGTAGGAGCAGGGTTTGGATTTTCTGCTCTTCCTCCACCACCACCTGCAAAGTAACCTTCACCAGGACCTGTTACAGGATAATAAGGTTGAGGAGCGGCTCCAAAAACAGGGATGGCACTTTGTCCAGCGCCACCTACCGCAATAGATCCCCCAGCAGCGGCTCCACCACCACCACCACTATTATTCCAACCTGGACCTGGAGTTCCTGGTGCTCCATCATTTCCTTGTGGTCCTCCTAATGGAGCTGGTACTGCAGGAGTGTTTCCACTTCCAGCAGAACCTGTACCTATTCCACCACCACCACCAGATCCTCCTGGATTACCTGTTTTTTGAGGACTAGGTCCACTTGATCCTCCAGCACCACCTCCTGTAGATGTAATATTTGCGGGTCCTACATTCCAAAGCGAATCCCCACCATCTGTTCCTTTAACTGTATTTCCTGGTGAAGCAGCAA